TTGATAACCAAATAATCCATGTGTACAACAGTCAAATTAAATACGCTGGCAAGCACACATGGCAACCAATGAATATCATTGTGCGTGATGATGTTGGCGGTAATGTGACTAAACTTGTTGGTGAACAACTACAGAAACAGTTTGATTTCTACGAGCAAGCAAGTGCTGCTTCTGGATCTGACTACAAGTTCTTATCACGTATTGAAATGTTAGACGGCGGTAACGGTGATGGCGGATGGGCACCCAATGTTTTAGAAACATGGGAATGCTACGGATGTTATTTACAAAACGTTAATTACAACGAATTAGCATATGCAGAAAGCGCACCAATGGAAATTGCATTAACTATCGAATTTGATAACGCAATTCAAGTTGGCGCAAGCGGAGCACCACTGGGCGTAGGAGCCACAATAGGAAGAACTATTTCTTCTCTAGCAACAGGCGCCGGCACTGTTTAATAACTAACGCTAATAAAAAGCACCCCTAAGGGGTGCTTTTTTACGGCTAAATAATAATATGGCTAATGCATTTACTAATTTTTTAGGGCAGGTGTTTGATTCACCGACACAATTAAAAGACTACGCACACGCTAGTCGATTGTACGTTGACGACTTTTATCGCCTTGCTCCTAAACAAGGATTCATGTATTATGTTATTTTTAATATTGAATCAAACGGTAACCAAATAGTAACTGAATTCAAAGTTAAAAACGGGCAAGACGTTGGGTTGTTAGTAAAAAACATTGACCTTCCTAAATTTAAGATTAACACCGAAACTGTAAATCAATATAATCGTAAAACACAAATACAAACAAAAATAGATTATCAGCCAGTGTCTATAGTATTTCATGACGATCATAATAATACAACTAATAGTCTATGGAAAGCATATTTTAACTATTATTTCAAAGACGGACAGAATGTTAATGGGTTAACTACTCCTCCTAGTTTCGGAGACACAAAATATAAAAAAAGCAATAACTCTATAGGTGAAACAACTTCTTATGGTTTAAATGCCGGCCAAACAAAACCGTTCTTTTCATCAATCGAAATTTATCAACTTAATAGAAAACAATTTACGGCATATAAATTAATTAATCCATTAATTAGCGATTGGCAACATGATAAAATGGATCAGACACAAAGTAAACTTTTGGAAAATAGAATGTCAGTAGTTTACGAAACAGTTATATACGCTACAGGGCAGGTCAAAATAGGTGATCCTGGAGGATTTGCAGAAATACACTATGATACAGTTCCAGGGCCGTTAAGTGTATTCGGTAGCGGAAATAACAGTCTATTTGGGCCTGGTGGGGTTATTCCGGGTATAGGGGAAGTGCTTGGCGGCGCCGGAGATGCAAGTCCTTTCGGACTTTTGAAAACAGCAAGAGGCGCAACAAACCTATTAGGCAATCTTAAGAATGTATCAAAATCTAGCATATTATCAGAAGGGCTAGGTATGTTAAATGATGTTGCTCGAACTGGAAAATTACCAGCAGCATTAGGCGGGACAAGTCCTGCCGGAGTAGCACTCTCCTCATTGCCGGGAGAATCTCCAACTAAAGCAATTCCTAAAAACACTCAGGGAGGTAGTAATGTATCTAATGCAGGTCTTGCAAACAACGGACTAAGTCAATTCGGCGGCACATTAGGAAAAGTTGCCGGCGACATTAGTAACGGCATTAAGAGTATAGGCAACGGTATAGGCAATGTAATTAAAAAAATAATTCCAGCACAGAATAAGCCAGTTGTGGCTAGTGCGTTACCTACTGACTCAGTATCGTTGACTGCTATAAAATCTCAACAACAGAGTATTGCAGTTGAAATCGAAAATCAAATTGCAGAAAATACAATTATTAAAAATCAAATAATGCCAAAAATTCAATCAGCAACATCTGAAGGCGACCAAGATACAGTTGATGAATTATACAGTCAACTTGACGCAGTAGGTTATACAGATCCTGCAAAATTGCAGCAAAATTTAGTTATAGTTAATCAAAATATCAGCACGATTGACATTGCAATTGTTGATGCATCAGCAACAGAAAATCCTAATAATCAATTATCTGCAGAAAATGTAGATTTAGGAACTAGTCCTGACGATTATTATAATGTAGGAGGCAATCCTGATTTAAATACAGAACCGAGTAGAGTATACAACAACGGCAAAGATACAACAACTTCATATTATGTATAATAATTTACCAGCACCTAACAAATCAGGGTCTTCTAGCGACGCTACACTAAAAAGTTTTCAATATTATAATGATGTTCCGATTGAATTAAATCAAAACACATTAACTGCTATGATAGGATTTTTAGAATCTAGAAACTTTACTACAGAAAGTGCAGAAGTAATTGCACTCACTATAATGGTTCAAGCGACTCGTGAAAAATATAACCCTATGTCCTTGATCGAATCAATGAAAACATTAAACGAAACTGAACTAAGTACAATCGTAGCCGAAGTTTTAAATTTTAATAGATTTAAATCAAGTTTTTTAGGTTCAAAACAGGCAGTGGCACCTGTCGATAATGTTAGAAGAAATATTTTACCTTAATGAGAAATACTGCCAAAGGAAGATATCAAATTAAAAACCCTGAAAAGTATAGAGGGGCATCGGATCCAATCTATAGATCAAGTTGGGAACTTACTTTTATGATGTTCTGCGATAACAATCCTTCAGTAGTAGAATGGGCAAGCGAAGGGGTCAAAATACCTTACAGAGATCCGTTAACTGGAAGAAATACTGTCTATGTTCCAGATTTTTTAATTGTATATCTTGATAAAAATCAGCGAAAACATGCAGAATTAATTGAAATAAAACCAATTAATCAAACTGTTAAAGAAGCCGTAGGCAAAAATCCAATGAATCAAGCACAGTACGTTAAAAACATGGCAAAATGGGAAGCAGCAAATGCTTGGTGTAAACGATACGGAATGAAATTTCGTGTTGTAAGCGAAAATGATATTTTTCACAATCCGAATAAGAGACGATAAGTAATATTATGACCAAGAAATTAGAAGAACTTTTTAATTTATTAGAATCTGAAACAATAGATCCTGTAGAGTCTGCTGATCAAACTCCGATTGAACCTCCTGTGTTATCTTTACAGGAAAAATTAGAAGAATTTGATAAAATATCAGCAGCGTTGCCTAGAGTTAAAGGGCTAGGAGATATAAGTGACTCTGAATTAGATGCACTGGCTAACAAAGCAGAAAAAGCCTATGACGATCTAATGGATTTAGGTATGAATGTCGAAGCACGCTATGGATCTAGAATGTTTGAAGTAGCAGGTAACATGTTAGGACAAGCAATTGCCGCAAAATCTGCTAAAATCGATAAAAAATTAAAAATGGTCGAACTGCAACTTAAAAAATATGCAGTTGACAAGAAAAATGGTGATACAACACCGACCGAAATTCACGCTCAAGATGCGATTGTTATGGATCGTAATAGTCTACTTGAAAAATTAAAGAACTTGAAATAAATACAGCATAGGAACATCGTCATGAGATCATTTAAAGAATATCTAACAGAATCAGTTAAAAAGTACAACTTTAAAATTAAAGTTGCACACGAATGCAACACTGCATCAGAGGCAAAGTTAAAAGGCTTACTTGAGCGGTTTAGTGTATCAGAATTTAAAAAATTAGGTAAGACACCAATTCAAGAACTTCCATTGGATTTTCCTACTTTAAGAAATCAAGAAGTGCATATTTACGAAGTGTCGTTAGGTTATCCAACTACTCCCCAAGAACTAACAGAATATATAAGTTCTAACATGGGTATAAGCGCACAGCGTTTAGTAGTTAGAAATCCAGGAGAGCCGGGTGAGGAATACCAAACACCTGTAGAAAAAAGAGAAGGTGCTCTGTTAGATGATAGTGAATATAAAGAATCTACTAATGCTAATCATGACGATTACTACGGTGAAGCCTACAATACTAAATTCTTAAAAGGAATTAGTGACGAATTAAAACAGCAGCGCAAGGCTCGCGGGGAACAAATCCCTTCAGGAGAATAAGGAAAAATATTATGCAAATGATTAACGTATTAAAAAGACTAGCAGAATTGGATGCAAAGAATCCAAACATTGCAAAACCAGTTCTAAGGGCCGACAAGTCTTTAGCAGAAATATCTGAAACTCCAAAAATTGTTTCTGAAGGCGTTCGACTGCCTAATATTTCAGAACCTGATTTAGCAGGATTACGAACACTAGCAGGTACTCGACAATTAAATGAATCAACTGTTGCAGAATACGGTATGGGAATGCCTATGGCACCTGCAGTACCGCAAATGCCTGCAACTATTAATATGAGCGCAGGCAGTGCTAACGAAATTGTTAGTATGTTTAGAGGCATTATGGATCTTGCAAAAAGTGACGGCATTCCTACACAAGCAGCGTATCCTGGAATGGGCGCACCAATGCCGAGCCTAACACCTCCAATGGGCGGCATGGAAGAGCCTGCTGATCCAGTTGGGTTAGATCGTGACGGAGACGGCGACCATGATATAGGAGATCATAGCATGGAACCTATTGACGATACAGGCGGCGATGAATTAGCAGACATGATGAAAAAATTACAAACTGGTGAGCCAGTTAAGATTAAAACAGACATGCCTGTTAAAGTAAGTACAGACGATGATGTTAAGGCTACTACTGATAAAGAAGTCACATCAACTGATGATAACATGAACAAAAAAGAAGAAGGTAATGCATTTAGCGGTGCTTTGGCACAAGCAAAAGCCGGTGGCGAGGATGATTTTAAAGTTGGCGACAAAAAGTTTGATGTTGAAAGTTATGCAAACAGCCCTGAAGAAAAAACAAAAGGATATAATCCAAACGATTTTGCTAATATCATTAACAAAGTACGATCAGCCGATTTAGAAACAACTCCATACGGTAGTGCATCAAATCCAATGCCCAACGCCACGGATGAAGAAGAAAGAATGGGTGAAAGTGTTGAAGATCGATTAATGGCCGAATACAAAGCATTTATGGCAGAAGGCGAAAAGACTATGAGTCGTGCAGCCAAAGGCATGATGAAGTATGGTAAAAAGGCATGAAAGAATTAGCCGATGCTGGTAAAAAAGGTAAAGACCTTGAACCGATTAGAGCCAAGTATAACAAGTACGATTAATAAAATGGTTTAACCAAATAGGCTCTTCGGAGCCTATTTTTTTCATTAAATAATAGCATGGCTACAAAAAACTTAGAAAGCAAACTGATTAAACCAGCGCATATTACCCAGAGATTTTCTGAGGATGATATTGCAAATTTAATAAAGTGTCAAGACCCTAAAACAGGTGCTGCACATTTTCTTAGAAACTATTTTTATATTCAACATCCTACTAAAGGTAAAATTCAATATCAAGCATTTGATTATCAAGATGACCTTTTACAAAGTTATAACGATCACCGATTTAGTGTGAATTTGTTAGGACGCCAAATGGGCAAAACTACTACTGCTGTTGGATACTTACTTTGGTACGGAATGTTTGTTCCAGATAGTACTATTTTAATTAGTGCGCACAAATATACAGGTGCTCAAGAAATTATGCAACGATTGCGATATGCATACGAAACTTGTCCCGATTGGATTAGAGCAGGAGTTACAAGTTATAACAAACAGAGTATTGAATTCGACAACGGTAGTCGTATTGTTGCACAAACTACAACAGAAACTACCGGTCGAGGTATGTCTGTATCGTTACTATACTGCGATGAGTTTGCGTTTGTCGAACCTAACATAGCCACAGAATTCTGGACTTCAATTTCGCCTACTCTTGCAACTGGCGGTAAGGCAATTATCACTTCTACTCCTAACTCAGACGAAGATCAATTTGCCAGCATTTGGAAAGAAGCCAACAAGAGATTTGACGAATTTGGGAACAACACTGCGTTAGGTAAAAACGGTTTCAGTCCTTTTAAAGCAGTATGGAGCCAGCATCCTGACAGAGACAAAAAGTGGGCAGATGAAGAAAAAAGTCGAGTAGGCGAAGAAAGATTTCGACGAGAGCATGAATGTGAATTTATTATCTTTGATGAAACACTAATTAACAGCCTTAAATTAGCCACTATGGAGGGCAAAGAGCCGGTTGTTAAAATGGGGCAAGTCCGCTGGTATAAAAAAATTAATCCTCAAGCAATTTATACGGTTGCACTAGATCCTAGTTTAGGCACAGGTGGCGACCCAGCCGCCATACAAATTGTCGAATTGCCTGCATTAGAACAAGTAGGAGAGTGGAGCCACAATACTACTCCCATTCAACAGCAAGTTAGGATACTTCGAGATATTTGCAAATACATTGAACAACATTGTGGCAGCGGAAGATCATTAGGTCAAATTTACTATTCTGTAGAAAATAATGCAGTTGGGGAAGCCGCGATTGTTGCAATTAATGAGATGGGGGAAGATACTGTTCCGGGCATGTTCCTAAGCGAACCTATTAAGAAAGGACATGTTAGGCGTTTCCGTAGAGGTTTTAACACTACTAACGTATCTAAAATATCTGCATGTGCTAAGTTTAAACAACTTATTGAAACTGACAAACTTACTGTTCACAGCAAAGCATTAATTAGCGAAATGAAAACATATGTGGCAAAAGGCGCTAGTTTCGAAGGCAAAACTAACGAAACAGACGACCTAGTGTCTGCTATGTTATTGTCAACCAGAATGTTGGTTATGCTAGGAGATTGGGATACAACAGTATACGACAAAATAATGGAAGATCGTGCAATGGAATATATGGACCTTCCGCTGCCTATTTACATCAGTTAAACGCATAAATAGACTTATGAATATCATTGAAATAATTGCTCAAGACGTTTTTGACAAAGTTCGTAGTAGATTCTCTAATTTAGAGATGGGAGACGAATCAGGTGCAGTGACAAGCGCTCCTAAAGACGCAAGATTCTTTGACTTTGATTTTACTGTAGAAGGTAATAATCTAGGTCGTGTTAGTGTTTCTCTAAATGAATTAGGATCACTAAAAATATTCTACGGATACGATCTTGTAGAAGATGCAGATGCTATTTCTATGAGTATGTGGTATGATTTTTTAAAAGAAATGAGATTTTTTGCCAAACGTAGAATGTTAAGATTTGATACTAGAGATATTGCCAAAGGCAATCTTAACAAAAATGATTTTCAATATCTAGCACAAAATGGAACAAAGGAAAATAATATGAATGAGTCTAACGGAATGTATGGAGGTCCAAAGACCAGTTTCCGTAAATTAGAAAATACATTACTTCGAGTACGTCACTCTAAAACAGTTGATGAAAATCAACGAGGTGCAAGAAGTAGAAATATCAATGCATTGTTTATTGAAAATGAAGCAGGCGAACGTTTTAAATATCCGTTTGTGCATTTAGCAGGTGCTAAAGCAATGCAACGACATGTTGCAAATGGTGGCCGACCGTACGATGATGTAGGTAATTCAATAATTGGAATGAGTGAACAAATTGCCCAATTAACTGCATTTAAACGCCATGTTGGAAATCATGACGGTATGAACGAAGAAGTAAATGAAATTTTAGAGCGTAGTCAACTAAAACTTAACAATCTTCGTAAAACAGTCGAAGGAATTTCAAAACAAGGTTTTTATCAACAATGGGTCGAAACAATCAATCCTGCTAATGATGAAGGATTTGTAATGGACCAAGCAACAATGGAAGATTACAAAAGTAAATTTACCGTTAAAAACTTTAAAGAAGACTTGGCGCAGTATTTTCCTTTGATCCACAGCATTATGCAAGAAACAGGCGAAGTTGATTTAGAAGCATATGTTGCACATGTAGAAGAAGTTCAAGAATCTGAAGAAGATGAAATTCAACAAGTTGATGAGTTTTCTCAATTTGAAAATTGGGCAGACGACCTTACTGATCGTGATGCCGAAGATGAGGATAGTGAAGTAGTAGACGAAGCACCATATGATGAACAAGAAGGAATGGAAAACAAAGAGCCTACTCCAGAAAGACCAAATATGCGTGAAGTAGCAGAAGTGGTAAAATCATTTTACGATGCTTCTACTGGCAAGTTTCCAAAAGGTGAAACAGGAGTTATTACTCATATTAAAAAGCAGTTCGGCGATCACGCCGCAGCAGTAGCAGAACAGTTTGTTGGGCAGTTGTCGCAAAAAGGACAAGCACTTGAGCAACAACAAATGGATGCTCAACAATTTGAAGAAATCAAACGGTTAGCAGGTTTGGCAAAATAAAAATCATTTTTTGCAATCAATTAGGTTGCAACGATAAATAAAACTGTGTATACTTAATGTATGCACAGTTTTTCTTTTTAGTCAGTTGGCTTTAAAGAAGCGGCATAATATAAAACATTTTAAGGAAAATCATTATGGCAACTTTAGCAGAAATTCGAGCAAAACTTCAGGCATCATCTCAACAAAACACCGGCGGCTCAGCAGGTGGAGACAACGCAATTTACCCCCATTGGAACATCGCAGAAGGACAAACCGCAACGGTTCGTTTCTTGCCCGATGCCGATCCAAACAACACTTTTTTCTGGGTTGAACGTGCAATGATCAAATTGCCATTCGCCGGTATTAAGGGTGAAACAAACTCTAAACCCGTAACTGTGCAAGTTCCGTGTATGGAAATGTGGGGCGAAACATGTCCTATTCTTACAGAAGTTCGTCCATGGTTCAAGGACAAGTCCTTGGAAGACAGGGGTCGTAAGTACTGGAAGAAGCGTTCTTACTTGTTCCAAGGGTTTGTTACTAATAGCGAACACAAAGAAGATGGCAAGACTCCCGAAAATCCAATTCGTCGATTCATTATCGGCAGTCAGATTTTTAATATCATCAAGGCCGCATTATTGGATCCAGACATGGAAGAATTGCCAACAGACAGTTTGCGTGGCGTTGATTTTCGCATTGTTAAAACTAGCAAGGGCGGTTATGCAGATTACTCTACCTCACAATGGGCTCGTCGTGAACGTGCTTTGAGTGAAGATGAACAGGCAGCACTCCAACAATATGGTACGTTTAATTTGAAAGATTTCTTGCCTAAGAAGCCTGGCGAAGTTGAACTCAAAGTTATGAAAGAGATGTTTGAAGCATCAGTTGACGGCGAAGCATACGATCCAGATCGTTGGAGTCAGTACTTCAAGCCAGCAGGATTTAACGGCGGTAATACTGCTAATGCAGGATCTGCTCCTACTCCAAAAGCAGTAGCGACTCCAGTTGCAAAAGTAGAATCTGCTCCTGTAGTAGAAACTACATCTGCACCTTGGGAAGATGATGCCGCAGAAGCAGCGGCAAGTATTGCACCAGCAGCAGCGCCTGCAACTAGCGATGCGAGTTCACGAGCACAGGACATCTTGGCACGTATTAAATCACGTCAGCAATAATTTAGGAGATTAAAATGGGAAAAGCATTTGATATTTCTAAATTTAGAAAGTCAATTACTAAGTCTATTGACGGCTTAGGTATTGGCTTCAACGACCCGACTGATTGGATTAGTACTGGCAATTATGCTCTAAACTATCTAATCAGCGGCGACTTCCATCGCGGAGTTCCGATGGGTAAGGTAACTGTGTTTGCCGGTGAATCTGGTGCAGGTAAGTCATATATCTGCTCAGGTAACATTATTAAAGCAGCACAAGAACAAGACATTTATGTTGTACTGATTGACAGTGAAAATGCACTTGATCAAAAGTGGCTAGAAGATTTAGGCGTTAATACTTCGGATGAAAAACTCCTAAAGTTGAACATAGCTATGATTGATGATGTAGCAAAAACTATTTCAGAGTTTATGAAAGAGTACAAAACAATGCCAGAGGACGAGCGTCCAAAAGTTTTGTTTGTTATTGATTCACTAGGCATGTTGTTAACTCCTACTGATGTTAATCAGTTTCAAGCGGGTGAAATGAAAGGTGATATGGGCCGTAAACCTAAAGCACTAACATCACTTGTTCGTAACTGTGTCAATATGTTTGGTTCTTACAATGTGGGCATGGTGTGTACTAACCACACTTATGCGTCACAGGATATGTTTGATCCAGATGACAAAATTTCTGGCGGTCAAGGCTTTGTTTATGCATCAAGTATTGTCGTTGCTATGAAAAAACTCAAACTCAAAGAGGACGAGGACGGCAATAAAGTAAGCGATGTTTTAGGTATTCGATCTGCTTGCAAGATCATGAAAACTCGATATGCAAAACCTTTTGAAAGTGTGCAGGTTAAGATTCCATACTCGACTGGTATGGCGGCTACAAGCGGTCTTTTAGACATGTTTGAAAAGATGGGAGTCTTGACAAAATCAGGAAATAAGTTACAATATATAAGTAAGGTATCTGGTGAAATTCATTCTTACTTCCGTAAAGGATGGACTGAAGACAACCTTAAAATTATTATGGGCGAGTGGAGTGAAGATTCTTTGCCCGTCCTTGCTAAAACTGTAACTGAGGAAGAAGTATAATGGATGAAAGTTTAACTATGGAAATTTGGGATACATTTAAAGAATATATTCCAGAAAAAAATAAAGAAACTGCTGCACATCAATATGTTGATTTTTTATTAAATCACGAAATTGAAATTGCTGAACTGGAAAGTTATATCGGTTATGACAATGCACTTGATGTTGCTATCAGATCTGTAGTATCACAAGCAGCAGAGTGGGATGATCCAGAACCAGAGTTTGAAGACGAAGATAACGAGGAATACTAATGAATTGGTACAGCAAAGTAAGTAAAGATATTGCTTACTTACCGGCTTGTATTGATTATTATTACTCTGAGTTAGAAGATGCGAAGAAAGAGGCTAAGATTTATGGTAACATAGAAAAAGCCTCTGCTTCTTTGCCAGGCATTGTAGCACAGCGATTTAACGAACTTCAAGAAATTGAAGGTATCCTTGAATACCTCAACATTGAATTACGTAGATTGCGATCAAAGACATTTAAAAAATACCTCGAAAATTATCAACGAGCATTGAGTTCGAGAGATGTTGAAAAATATGTTGACGGTGAAGCAGACGTAGTTGATATGGAAAAAATTATCAACGAGTTTGCATTGTTACGAAATAATTGGCTTGGCATCATCAAGGCTCTAGATATCAAACAGTGGCAAATAAGTAATATTATCAAATTAAGAACAGCAGGAATGGAAGACGTTTCGTTATGAAACTTTATATCGAAGATTTGATGTGTAGATTAGGCAACGGTGGCCAGTACATGTTTTCAAACGGCACTGTAAAAGTCAGTTCGTTCGATCACAGTATTGTTTCTAACCTTTCTATGGCATGCGACGAACATCGCGGTCTTACTCTCAAGCAAAGAAACGTTTCTATCAAGTTGTGTGAACGATATAAAGGCCAACTGATTGCAGCATTGGGCCAGGATGTTATCCCGGCGTTGGACAATCCGGAGTTCAAATCTCGGTTGTTAGAATCGTACATTCCTGTTTCGTCTATCGAAATTGAAGATAAGTGCATCAAGGTAAAATTTCCCTATAACGATAGTCTAGTGGCAAAAATTAAGAAATATAAATCAGAGTATGCTGGACACAGAGTTAATTGGAATTCAGAAAACAAGTCTTGGGATTTTGATTTAGAAGAGGCTTCAGTTGTTTGGCTACAACATAATATTGTTAATGATCAATATATCCTTGACCCGGCATTTAAACAACATTACGACAAGATCGCAGAAATTTTTGAGAAAATTGACAATTACGTACCTTGCCTGGATGTGATTGAAGATCAGTTTGTTTTTAGAAACGTACACACAAGTGTACCACAACCTAAAGTAAATGACCTTAAACATGTCATGTTGCTGGCACGAATGTACGGAATTACTACCTGGTCTGAAAAGGTAGAAGAAATGGTTCAAAAGGCAAATTTTTCGCCTCTTTTTGAATCGTTTTTAACAAAAACTAACACGAAAGTGACAGAATTTGACTCAGAAGAATTTGCCATTGGTCAGTTTACTGACCTGTTCAAATACAATTTGCCTGCATTAATTGTTGTTCCGGGCGGTGATGAACTACAGAGTTTGCGTACCTGGTATTTTTGGTTAAAATCACAAAATTTTGAAGAAAAAGACATTTCTGTGATGTTTAGACTAGATAACGGAAACGGTTCAGTCTTTAATGATCTTGTGAAAGAGTGTAAACTAAACAATCCCATTAGCGAAAATACAAAAGTTGTTTTCATTAGTCAGAAACTTCCAAAGCCTGTAGTAAAATCTGGCCTGCAATTCAAATTTGTGGTTAATTTGAGTGCAACATGGAGTTCTCACTATAGTATCAACAGTTACATTGATACAATGTCTAATGTCATAAGATACGCTCCTACTAAGAAAGAAAAATTAAATTGAGTTTTTGCAAAATTGTAATCAAAGACGAAGTAAACGTAAAGATTGAAAATCTCGATCTTGAAACTCGTAAAGCGTTGGTTAAAAAATTCAAATATTTTGATCAAAAAGCCAGATACTTGCCTGCGTACAAATTAGGCAGGTGGGACGGTTGCACAAGTTTCTTCGGACTTGGCGGTACCACCTACATGAGTCTATTACCTGAGGTAATTGAAGAACTTGTTCGCATGGGTTACGATCCTACACTTGAAGATTACCGAAAATCCACGCCGTTAGAATTTGAAAAAGTTGAAGAAGATTTTTGGGGAAATCAAACATGGCCAGAAGGGCATCGATTTGCTGGAGAAAAGATTAGACTACGTGACGACCAGGTAGAAGTTGTTAACAAGTTCCTTGAGAATCCTCAATGCATTCAGGAAATTGCTACAGGTTTTGGTAAGACAATTATAACTGCAACATTGGCAAAAATTGTGGAAAAATACGGTCGTACAATTACAATTGTACCTAACAAAAGTCTTGTTGAACAGACAGAAGAAGATTTTATTAACTGTCAACTTGATGTAGGTGTATACTACGGAGATAGAAAAGACCTCAATAAAACTCATACTATCTGCACATGGCAAAGTTTAAATATTTTAGATAAGAAATCAAAAAACTCCACCGAAAATGACTTACTGACTTTGGCAGAATTTTTAGATGGTGTGAGTACCGTAATGGTAGACGAAGTACACATGGCCAAAGCAGATGTACTTAAAAAGTTACTGACTCAAAATATGAGCAATGCTCCTATCCGATGGGGCCTAACCGGCACCGTACCAAAAGAGGACATTGAATTTCTAAACATCAAGTCTGCATTAGGCGAAGTGGTGCATCGAGTAGCGGCGTACGAATTGCAGGAAAAAGGAGTATTGAGTCAATGCCATGTTAACATTATTCAAACTCAGGAATGGAAAGAGTTTGAAAGTTATCCAGGCGAATTAAAATACCTAGTTACTGATAGCACACGCATGGAGTGGATTAGTAAACTAGTGTCAGGTATTGCAGAAACTGGAAATACACTCGTTTTGGTTGACAGAATAGAGTCAGGAAAGTTTATAATAAATGAGATTCCAGACAGTGTGTTTATTTCAGGCGAAGTAAAAACTAAAGACAGAAAAGAAGAATACGATGAAATTAAAACTTCTACTAACAAGATTATTGTGGCGACTTATGGTGTGGCCGCTGTGGGTATTAATATCCCTCGTATTTTTAATCTGGTTCTTTTGGAGCCCGGAAAGAGCTTTGTCCGAGTTATACAAAGT